ATGGACGAGAATAATTTGAATAGAATGACCGACAATTTAAACATGCAGGACGACTGGGATATTATCACCCTGACTCCCCGTGGTGATATTATGCCAGGCCAAGAAATAAGAGAGACGTTTCTTCGAATTAACAATAACCAGACAACGACTGCTTATTTTATTAAAAAACATATGGTCTCCATTCTAATTGCAAATCTAGAAGAGGCAATTGTTGGATTAAAGAAAGGCGGAAATCCTAATATATATTGTATTGACCAATATTGGAAGAGACTGCAGAACCAATATAAATTCTATTATTACAAGGATGTTTTTGCTGGCCAACTTGTAGGGTACTCCGATATAGAAAGACGATTTGTCAATTATAATGACCGATTCATCAAACAATAAGGAATTTCAATCTACCCAAAGAATAAATATATATTCATAGTGTATATTTTAGCTGAAAATGGATTTACGTGATACAAATCAAATATTGGGTCTAACTGCAGGTATAGTGAATGGTCAACATGAGCGTACTGATGAATTGAATGATCGAATTGCTCAACGAAATATGGTAGATACGCCTCTCGAGCCCAACTTTGCCCCACGTGCGACCCCTACCAAATGTGTATTGTTTCCCGCATTTGACCAAAGGCCATTGTCCACGGTTGACAAGGCCTCCTACCCCACCTACAACCAGGCCGCTCATTTCAACCCCGGATCAGATCGCGCACCTAGTTCAGGATACCGCAACAACATAGATTTAGAAACTGTTCTTCGCAATCAAACTGTTGCATTGCAACACGGTGCCAGCCAGGGAGTCTATGTGCCTTCATCAAAGAGTGATTTGTACAACAATACAGTCGAAGCTACCTATGGCACCCAGCCCCATCCAGATCTGTTTGCTCGCCCCCAATTTGATCAGAGACTTCATCACAATGTTTCTAGCGGCGAAATTGGAGCAGACCGTTTCTTCAATCATACGAGGACACAACTACGCAACCTTTAGATGTACCAGATAACCCAATTTAGATCATTGTGTAAGTTGCTCCCTTTTTAATATCCCGATTTATTATATACGCAATAATTTCCATATAATAAACCATGTTTCAATATTTATATACAGTTCTCTCGTCGAGTAATCCAAATCTATTTTTCCTGAAGCTCACTATCATCGTAGGCATTCTTTTATTGGGCGTTATCGTTTACAATATAACTACACCGCCCTATGAAAGAAAATCCGAAGCATTTACACAAGTCGAGCCATTTGTTCTGAAAAAAAACGAGGAAATGTATGATGATTTCTATGCCGAAATTTACGATGTTCTCCATAACACAAAAAAAAGAGGACAAAAAGAATTGATTGAGGTTATCCGTCTATCGGATCCATCCGTGAAGCATAGTTCCTTTTTGGACATCGGATCGGGAACGGGCCATTTGGTCGGCGAATTGGATGAAGCTGGCTACACCGTGTATGGAATCGACAAGTCGAAATCCATGATTGAATACGCAACTAAAAAATATCCGGATGCAGAATTTATCCAAGGAGACGCATTCGATACCATGCATTTCGAAAAATACACATTTACTCATATAGTGTGTAATTATTTCACGATTTATCAATTTCAAGACAAAGACAAGATTTTCAAGAATTGTAGACATTGGCTGAAACCCAATGGATATCTCGTTCTCCATCTAGTGGACACAGAGAAATTCACGCGTATTCTACCCAAAACAAATAGTATCATTCAACCCATTGAAAAAGAACGAGGTGGAAATCGAGTAATAGATACAATTGAGACATTTGAAGATTATCAATGCAAAGTACGTTGCGAGATTCCGACCAAGAGTAAACAGAGTAATATTGCCCTTTACAATGAAACATTAATTGATAGTGAGACAAACCATGTTCGTCAAAATGAACAGCAAATGTATATGGATTCAATCGAGAACATATTGGAAACCGCCAGAAAGAATGGCTTTATTTTCCACGGAAAAGTGAATATGGAAAAATGCAATGGAGACAAGAACCAATTCCTATATATTTTAGAAAGACCTATGTAATCGAGGATATCCGTAAAATAGGCCAAAAAACAATCACAAAATATATTAGCACACTATGATCCAATATATTTTAACAACGATTCTTATTATGTTTATAGTCTTATTTATGTACATTCGACTGAAATATCCATTTTGGAGTGCACAACCAGTGTATCATACATACGATTTCTGGCGGTTCCTATACCGAACACCATTTATCATTCACAAATATCGTCCAGTGAGAACAAAATTTACGGACGAAACAACGGTTAGCACTATTGATTATAGCACCATCTTACCTGAAAAATTAGACCAAGTAGTCAACCTGCTACAGTGTTATTATATTTCATCAGAACGAATCGTACATACTACCAAAGATGTAGTATTAAACGCAACACTGAGTGGACAATCGCATCCATCTCTTATCTCTGCATACAATACATATAATTATATAATTCAACCTGATATTAGTTTGAATGCATTGGGTAATCATATTGAAACGAAACGAGTCCCTGTCGGATGTATAACATCGAGACATTTACAATTTCTATATAAGGATTCCGAGAACTCGGCAAGTTTTACTACAATCCCTATTTATTATATAGATTATTTATGTAGCCACCGAGACAAAGATCATAAAACCGTCATGCGTAAAATGCTGCAGACACATGAATATAATCAACGCCGAATCAATCAGTCAATCAGCGTGTCATTAATAAAAAAAGAGGTTGATCTATTTACTGGTATAGTGCCATTTATTATCTACAAGACCCATACGTATCATCTTCATAACATGGCGGTTCCAGCATTAATGGAAGAATACAACGTCGTTCAAATAAACAAAGAGAACATGGATCCAATCATTGACCTATTTTATGTCAAAAACACGACCGATCCGAAATCATTGTTTTTTGATACCATCATCCATCCAGATATTGGAAACATAACTGCACAAATGAAGGAAGGATTGTTGCAAATGTATTGTTTGAGACAAGGGGCGATTGTTTACGGGTATTATTTTTTCAAAGAAACACACATGTATTATGAAGATCCAGAATNTTATGGGATNCAGTGTATTGGCAGTATCATGAATACACGATCATTGAAGGAATTTTACAAAGGTTTCCTCCATGCCATCAGACAAATGATGCAGAAGAATAAAGATCATCAAATTCTGATAATCGATGAAATTGGGCATAATGTGAATTTATTGAATATGTGGCGATATAACAACACAGCCTTTCTAACGACTGATTCTGCCTACTATTTACTCAATATGGTGTTTCCAGGTTCTCCATTAAGGCCAGAAAGATGTATGGTCTTAATGTGATGTATGATCATCTAGTATATCTACCAGTACGAGCGAATGAATCGACGACAAATATAATGAATACGCCCAAAAAGGTGTACAATAGGAATTCTTCCGTTATATTGCCAGTTTTTTCTCGCTGTTGCTCCTCAATCATATGAATCATGTAATTAATTTTCTCCATGAGTTTGTCATCACCACCGGAAGTACCTACCCCCATAGTAGAATAATAGGGTTTGGGTTGATTTGGTCTACTGATAGGAGGATCATAACTCTTCATATAATTACTATAATGTCCAGTTTTTCTCTGATCGGCAACATAGGCAATTTTGTTATCTGCTGCACCGCCCTTGTTTGCAATCGACGCTTGTGTATAAGAGGGAATTTTAGGAATGTATTCTCTCGTTAAATTACTAACATCAGAATCCTTTTTAACATTTAATGTTGGATGAGTCAGTGGATTGAAATCACCCATGCGATCATTCTCACTAGCACTACTGTCGCTCGTAATTTTATTCAAAAGTTCATTTACTCGACTGCTTCTCTCGTCCGAAACATTTTGCATGGTTTCGATCGACATATTATTATTATTACTATTATCATATTCAGTCATGGAATCTTCAATATAATCGTCTTCATGAATCACTGGTCTTTTTTTAATTGTCTTTCTCATAGTAGGGACTCTTTTTTTACTAACAGGTTCATCATTTGTCCATTTAGATGCAGATGTTACTAAAGATGACATTTTAGTAATTCGGTTCTTAAAAAATAGGCAGATATTTTTTCGAGGAAAATAGACCCATTCTTTTGTTGAAAAATATCAACAGACTATATATATCATCATGAAATCTACAGTGGCTCAGTTCATTCCGATTGTTGCCATCTTCTTGCTGCTCTCTTTTTCAGAGCAGTTTGTTCGTTTTAGCCATACGAGTTTAGGGAAAATCTTGCTCATTGGTACTCTTGTATTTTATACCATTTTAGACAATACCGTTGGAGTTTTCGTCGCCGTATTGGCTATTTTATATTACCAAAGCGATTTCACGAAAAATATGCTAAATAAAATCACTCCTATTCCAAATAATGTGGAACAGGTACAAATGATGTCGAAAAACATCGAGGGTCTTGAAAATAAAGACGATGGGATCGTTTCAGAGGACAGTGGAACCATACTAACTAGTATTCAGGATGCATATCGTAGTATAGTGAGTCCAAAATTCGACGGCGCAGCATCTAGTAAAACCATATTACTAGACGATTTTCGTCAAGAGTATTGTGTTGCTGGCAAACTAACCTACAAAAATATGGAAGTAAAACCGGATATGGTGGAGCACGTCTTTCCTGAAATAAATTTTAATAAGGAAGAATGCAGCCCTTGTTCAAAATCATGCGACTTTTCCATTTTAGAGAATCGCATCAAAGTGGAAACTGATTTAATCCCAAAAGATTCTTCCAATAAATAAAATATCAGGATTGTGTAATGGGAACAGACGCGCAAAAATCAAAGCCATCTGGACTAACTTCGCTATTAAATTCATTGCACAATCGTATACAAACAGTCAATGATAGTAAAATATTCGCGGGGCTTATGATAATAACATTGAATATCGTATCTAGATTTGTCAGTATCAAAGTGAGCAAGACTATGGAGGCTTATTTGAAATATACATTTAGCAAGTATTTGTTGGTATTTACGATTGCTTGGATGGGTACTAGAGATATTTACATAGCACTCATTGTTCTCCTTTGTTTTATTGTTATGATAGAGTTTTTATTCGATGAAGAGAGCATGTTTTATATCTTACCGGAAGAGTTCAAAGATTACCACATGTCTCTTTTGGAGGACGGAGAGAATGAGGAGATTGTTTCCGATGAAGATATTAAGAAAGCAGAGAAAACGATTGAACGTGCAAAGAAACAGAATAAGAAAAAAGAGTTTGATAGTTATCAGATGAAATAAATGACTCAATCGCAAGTGGTTATATTATGCAAAATAATTTGTTTACATAATATAAATCAATCAATACCATAATTATGAATTCTATTGGACTATCTACCTTTATCATAAATAAGCTATCGGTCCAACTTGATGTAAACACGAATGTAGCCGGTAGCAATACAGTTCAATTGACATCCAAATTGATAGTATTATCAAACGATGAGGAGGATCCAATTGACAGAAATAAGCTAGAAACGTTTCCTTATATAACACCGGATTACAAATACCCAGATACGTTATATTCATTACCTTACAATGAAATTGTTCTATTCTTTTTCAATAAACAACAGTTCAAAGATACAATGGATGTTATGATTGCTAATACGGAATCTGTACCAAATAAAGGAGATTATTTCAAGTCAAACGTAATGACCATGTTGGAGTTGTTATTTCCAACAAAGTTTCCAGTTATCAATGATATACATAAATCAACCGATATAATTAATAAACAGTTGTCTTCACGTCCATTCTTTTTTAATGTATTCACACCTAGACGCTTTTCTTATTTGCAATTGAAACCCGGTACAGAATATACGGTAAAAAAGGTAGTTTGGTTAAATGATATATTGAACCATCCGTTATATAATGATCTTATCGCTCAGTACAATGAATTTCGAAATTGGGCAAATAGTGAATTGAAAAAGAATCCATCCAATGAGGAGAAACAAAAAATAGAGAACTATTTTAAAAAAACTTATGGACAGAATAAATCTGATGGCCCATTGCCAATTGAATATAACAAATTTGCATTCACTGTCTTAAATAAGTATAGAAAACCCAATCGTACGTCTTCAAATGATATGCTTCAAAAACTAATTAATGGAGAAAAAGAAACAACCACTACCGCTTTTTTCGAATTGCTCGATAATATAGATATCAAATTTCTGAATCCAAAATCTGGAGACAATAATTTAAACAATAAATTATTAAATGTTGGAGTTGATGAGATTAACTTTGGTAGTGATGACAAACCAACTAGAGAAATATATGTTATGATTGATTTATTTGAGGGGAAAATAACAGATGATAATGTCAGAGATGTATTCTGTCCATATATTGGTGATCATCTCGGGAAAAGAATCGAACTGTTGTTGCAACCTGCTGGATTATCAAGATGGTGGGATGTGAAACAAAAACGCAGTTCTTTCGCATTTGCAAATAACAATAAATCGGATAAGACAATCGAAATCAACGCAAGACCTCTACAGACCGAATCGAATAAAAACGAAATAATAATTGATACCAATGTCAAAAATAAGTTTGATACAGAGATTCTTGGAAATAGCAATACTCTCTCAAAAAGCCAAGCTCAACTGGCAAAAGAGTTCCCATCATTGCTTACTACGTCCAATTTCAATGACTTATACACATTTTTAAATACATACAAATTGGATGAAGCTCCTGACATGGGAGAAATTGTTCGTACATGGTCAAAACAAGATGCGCGGAATAATAATTTGATCGAAAAAATCATAAAATATAAATCTAGTATCAGTGGATTAATATCCATAAATAACAATCGATTAGAAACTACCGATATGATGACTGATGCAAATAGAGCAAAAATCGCTTTAGATACTGGTCTATATAATCTTTATAGTATGGTATTGGATGAAATTCTTAAGTCAGAAAGGAAAAAACAACTGCCCATCAATATGGTAAATGGTGGTAAACTCAAAACAAGGAAGTTATACAAGAGGTCAAAAAAACGAGGTTCACGAAAGCGAATAAAAAAATAATGTGGATACTATATATTGTAATCTACATTATTCGGGGATAATGGTATTGCTATGTGATCGCTGTATATATTTTTGTGCGTTTACTTGAATATTGCCTGTCTGTTTTTAAAATGCCCAACTTCATCGCCAACCTCATCATCTGCATCAACTGCGTATATGATTCCGTTTTTCTCATCTGTCGTATAATATGGTTTTCCATCAATTTCAATTTCGAATACATCTTCTTCCTCCTCCTCACCAGATTCTTCTACTTCTTCTTCCTCCTCCTCACCAGATTCTTCTACTTCTACTTCTTCTTCCTCCTCACCAGATTCTTCTACTTCTACTTCTTCCTCCTCCTCCTCACCGGATTCTTCTACTTCTACTTCTTCCTCCCCACCGGATTCTTCTACTTCTACTTCTTCTTCCTCCTCGCCGGATTCTTCTACTTCTTCCTCCTCCTCCTCCTCCTCCTCACCAGATTCTTCTACTTCTTCCTCCTCCTCCTCACCAGATTCTTTTTTGCGGTCTTCATGCGCTATAAGTACTGCCATAGCCTCTTGCATTTTCTCATTTTTTAATGCTTTCAAATCATCTGCTTCATCTAGTTTTACTTGTTTCTCGTGCTGGATGTTGATCTCTTTCAGTCGGATTCCCCATAGTCTGTCTTTTTCTTTCTCTACCTCCCTTTGCTCGCTCGTTAGAC